CAACTCGTCGACGACCTCATCAAGAAGTACGACCTAGACGATAAAAGGCGGAACTAATGGCTCTGATCTCCGTCACGATCTCCGGTAATGCGACACCGCTAAAGAACGCCGTCAACGAAGCCGAAGGGAAACTCTCCAAGTTCGGAGGTGCTGCGAAGAAGTTCGGAATCGCCGCAGCCGCAGGCCTCGCCGCAGCCGGAGCCGCCGCCGCAGTCGTCGGGAAGCAACTCATCGCCGCCGGGGAAGCCGCCTCAACGTCTAACGCTCGCATAAAGCAGATCGCGGACTCGATGGGACTCTTCGGCGATCAAGCCGGAGCAGTCACCGACCGCCTCGTAAAACTCGCGGAAGCCACCGCCCGGAACACGGGCGTCGATCAGAACGCGATCAAACTCACGCAAGCGAAACTCCTCACGTTCGGCGAACTAGCCAAGACCGCCGGAGAGGTCGGAGGCTCCTTCGACCGGGCTACGCAGGCCGCGATCGACCTCGCCGCCGCAGGTTTCGGAGAGGCCTCTCAGAACGCCGTACAACTCGGAAAGGCCCTCCAAGACCCGATCAAGGGCATCACCGCGCTCGCGAAGTCGGGCGTCACGTTCACCGAAGCAGAGAAAGAACGCATCCAGACGCTCGTCGAGTCGAACAAGGTCGGCGAAGCGCAAGCGCTCATCCTCGCCGCGATCGAGACGCAGGTCGGTGGGACGGCCGAAGCGACCGCGAACGCCTCCGACCGGATGAAGGTCGCGTTCTCGCAAGTCCAAGAACGACTCGGCGGAGCACTCCTCCCGATCTTTGAGCGGTTCACGAAGTTTCTCCTCGATGACGTCTTCCCGGCTCTTCAGCGCATGGGCGAGAAATGGCTCCCAATCATCTCGGAGGCGCTCGGCAAGGTCGGAGACTTCATCACCGAGAAAGTCGTCCCGGTCATCCAGAAATACCTCATCCCGGCATTCTCGCGGATAGCGCAGTTCATCACCGAGAAAGTCGTCCCGGTAGTCACCTACCTATGGAAGACCGTGTTTCAGGGACTGGCGAAAATCTTCGACGTGGTCGTGCGTAAGATTCAGGAAAACCGAGAAAACATCTCGAAACTCGTTGACTTCATGAAGACGTTAGCCGCCTTCGTCATGGATAAAGTCGCACCGATCTTGACGAAGACGCTCGGCGGAGCATTCAGTCTCATCGCAAAGGTAATCGGCCCGGTGCTCGACATCGTCTTCGATCTCATGGGAGCATTCGCATCGCTCGGTTCATTCCTAGTAAAAGTTGCGGACTTCGTTCTCGGAACAATAGAAAAAATGGTGAACGGCGTGATCGGAATCATAAACAAGGCGATCGGCCTCATAAATAAAGTGCCGGGAATCAACATCTCGCCGATCGGCGAAGTGTCGTTTTCGATGCCATCGTTCGGCGGCCCACCATCTCCAACGCAAGGAGGAGCCGCAGGCCACACTCCCGACCGTCTCGACCGCATGGCCGCAGGCATACCCACCATCCCGAGCGGGACGGGCGTCATCGTCCCCGAAATACCGTCCGCAGGCGGCGGCGGAGGAGGCGGCGGCGGAGGTGGCGGCGGCGGCGGCTCTAGCCGCGCTGGAGGCGGCGGAGGAGTCACTATCCTCCCGGTCACGCCCGACTACTCCGGCATCTACCGACCCGACGATCCGCGCTTCCTCGACTTCCTCCCCGGCGAACTAGAACGCATGAACGGCGGAAACGTCAGTATCACCGTCAACACCGTGAGCGCGGACGCGAACCTTCCGAACCTCATCGTCGACGCCCTCCAGCAGTACAACCTCGTATCGGGGCCGTTAGACGTTCAGATAGCAGTCTGAGCCATGCCAGCGAACATCGTCACGGGTGGAACGCTCACCGTAGAACTCGACGTCGGCTTCGGAGACGGCTTCACACTCGACGACACGCAGCAAGGCCTCCTCGACGGTACGACCTACGTCCTCGACGGCGTCGACCAGTTCGCCGAGATCGACGTCGTCTCCGTTCAGATAGAACGCGGCAAGAAATCACCGCTCGACTCCATCGCACCCGGTAGGGCCGTCATCGTCGCCCGGGACACGAGCCGAGCGTTCGACCCGTACAACACCGCGAGCGTCTATTGGGACGAGTTCGACGACACTCCCGGACTCTCCCCGCTCCGTCAAGTGCGCATTACCCGGAACTCTGACGTCATCTTCCGAGGTCGCGTCGTGGACTTCGCCTATGACTACGTCGGCCCGAAACAAATCCCCCAAGTGACGATCATCTGCGCGGACGACCTCTTCATCCTCGCGAACTCATTCCTCTCAGCGTTCACACCATCCGCCGAACTCTCCTCCGCCCGAGTCGCAACCATCCTCGACCGAACCGAGGTTGGCTGGAGCGCCTCCCTCCGCGACATTACGACCGGAACGGCGACACTCGGCGACTATGCGATCGCCGAAGGCACGAACGCCCTCGACTACCTCCGCAAGATCGACTCCGCCGAACGTGGACGGCTCTTCGTCCGAGCATCCGACGGCGACCTCGTCTTCCAACCGCGCATCGGGAACACGCTCTCAGCTCCGGCCGTCACATTCGCCGACGACGGCTCCGAAACGCCCTACCGAGAAGTCTTCGTCGACTTCACCGTCGAGTCGGTACTGAACCGCGTCACCGTTCAGCGTTCCGGCGGAACCGCCCAAACCGCCACCGATAACGCCTCGATAGCGCTCTACTTCACGCAAGCCGAAACGATCACCGACTCCCTCCTCTCAACCGACGCGCAAGCGCTCACACTCGCGAACTACCTCCTCGAAGGTTCCCCGTCGCCGCGTTTCTCGGGCGTCGAGACGTTCTTCGGATCACTAACGACCGGGCAGCAGGACGACGTCGCAGTCGTCGAAATCGGCGACACGATCGAGATTACGCGCACGTTCACGACCGGAAGTCCGCTCACCGTCACCGAAGAACTCTCCGTCGAAGGCCTCTCCCACCGAATCGACCTACGCGGCGAGACGGTCACGTTCTACACGGCTCCGACGGACATCGTCTACGCCCTCCTCCTCGACGACGCCCTCTACGGGACAATCGACGAATCCAACGTGCTCACCTAGTCGGCTAGACTCCTAGAACTATGGCGAGTCCCTTCCCTTTTCAGGCTGGCGCGGTGCTTCAGGCGGCGCAACTCAATGCCATCACAACTCTCCCGATAAACGACCAGACCGACGACTACACGCTCGTCGTCGGAGACGTCGGGAAGCGCGTCATCATGAACAAGGCTTCGGCCGTGACCGTCACGGTGGACGACGCAGTCTTCGGCGTCGGCGACACGATCTTCATCGCGAACAAGGGCGCAGGAACCGCAACGATTACCGCAGGCTCCGGTGTCACGATAAACACTTCAGGCTCTTTAGCGCTGGCGCAGCATGGAGGCGGGACGCTCGTCGCTCTCTCGGCGTCGACCTTCTCTTTTTTTCCTAGCGGCGGCATAGGTTACGGAACGGCGACCGGAGGCTCTTCGTCGAGTATCACGGTAAGCGGTGTGAATTACACGCTTTTAACGTTTACAACGTCAGGCACTCTCACGGTTACCAAATCGGGTTTGTTTGACGTCATGGCGGTGGGCGGTGGCGGGTCAGGTGGCCTACGCACAAGCACCAATGTTGGTAGTGGTGGCGGCGGCGGCGGTGCCGTGATCCAACAAACGATCTACCTTGACGCAAACGCAACCGTTACGGTTGGTGCTAAAGGTGCGGCACAAACAACCGGAAATACTGACGGTAACCGGGCTACCTTTAGCAGAGTTTCGAACGTTGGTGCGGGCGGTGGTGGCGGTGGTGCGGGCGGTGGTCGATCCGCGGCAAACACCAGATTGGACGGGGCCGGTAGTGGTGGTGGTTCGTTGGGTTCTGCCGCAAACAATGAAACACCGGGGCAAGCCTTGATTGCGATTGGCGCGAATAATGGTGGCAATGGTGGCTTTACCACAAACCTTGCCGGCGGCGGTGGCGGCGGTTCTACCCAAGTAGGGCAAGATAACAGCGGCAACACGGCCGGTAACGGCGGAACGGGCACAGATGTTTCAACATTCATCGGTGGGTCTGCGTTGTATCACGGCGCAGGGGGCGGCGGGGGGTCAGTATCCGGCAGCGGGGGCACGGCCGGTAATTCAACGGGGGGCAATGGGGGATCGACCGGCGCGCAAGGCTCAGACGCAACGGCAACAAATTACGGGTGCGCCGGTGGCGGCGGTGCGGTAACGCAAGGCGGCGCGGGTGCGGATGGTGTCGTGTATGTGAGGTTCAAGTCGTGAAGAACTATTGCGCTCTTGTCGTTGATGGTGCGGTCACCGAAATCATCGTCGCCGACTATGCGTGGGCAACGGCAAACCTTGTCGGCGAATGGCACGATCTGGGCGGCGAACCTCTCACCGTTGCCGTTGGTTATGTGTACGATTCGATGACTGATGTATTCGTGGCGCCAAAGATCGAGGTACTGAATGAAACTCTCTAAGACTCAGCAGCAAGCGCTCCTCTCGTATCTACGAGCGGCAGTCGCGGCCGTCGTAGCCGTCATCGCCACCCTCGACTACACACTCGAAGACCTCGCGAAAGCGTTCATCGCCGCACTCATCCCGCCCGTCCTGCGCTGGATAAACCCGAACGACCCGGCCTTC